TTGTTATTGATTTGGGTTAAAAATACTGGTTTGTCTAAAAGGTTTTGATATTTTTCTATAAATAATAATAGGTCTGCGTATGCCTCTTCGTTATACCAAGCGTAGTGATATACTTCTGCAAGTAGCATCTGCCTTTCAAATGGTAGCAATTCTCTCATTAGCTTTTCTTTATTGTTTCTTTTATTTTGTTAAATTCGTCTAAACTCTTGATGGCATTGATTTTCAGGGCAGCCTTTACCTTCTGGTCTTCGGTAAACTTTGTCTTGTCTAACTGCTCAATTAAAAACGCCTTTTGACCTTCGCTTACTTCATCTTTATGCTCATTGGTAGCATCTGCATCTTTAGTATCATCTATTGCAAACAATCCGTTAAGTGCATATTTTCGAGCATACGAGCTACACGCACCAGTGAGCTGCGAAGCATCCATTCCTTTTTTGTTTTCCTCTTCACGAGCAAGACCTGTGCAAGTAATGTTATCTTCTCCATTACTTAGACAAGCCGTAGCCTTTACATAAACTCTACCGCCTACTTCTATTACCTCGTCGCTTAACATTAAAGCGTAGCCGTACTTATGGCAGATAGGTTTTGCAGCTTCGATTATATCTTCTGCACTTCGGTACTTGTATTTAGCAAAAGCATTGAATTGATTTTTAGGTGCTTTTAGTTCCTGTTGAATTTTAATTAGGCTCATATTATTTGGTTTCGGTGTCAATAGAATAATGTTCTAAAATTTCGATAATAGGTTCTTGTCTTTTCTTTAGGCTAAGAAAATACTCGTATGCCTGAGAATATTCTAAGTACATACTCATACCATCAAATCTGTTATCTACTTTAGTATAATAAAATACTGTCCCGTCTGGCTTAGTTTCTTTGATAAATTCAATCTTCATATACTTCGTTTTTTAAAAGTTCAAGTTCTGCATTTTTTTCTACCCAACGAGTAAACGTGTAATCGTCATCTTCGTAATCGTAGTTTTTAGGCAATAAGGCGGGGTCATAAGGGTTTGATGTAGTCCTGCTCCCGTCAATTAATATGTTCCCATATCGCTGATATTGGAACATTTGGTAGGTGGTTAAATGTGTCATTTTGTGTTTTGTTTACACAAATATACAACAATTAACAATACAAAGTGCAAAATTAAAAAATATATTTTCGCAACCTTGTTGCAAATAATGTGGCTTATATAGGATAAAAGCACATCAAATTGTGCAGTTTATAGCACATTTTGTACATTAGAACGTACAAAAGTGTCACATATTTTTGAAAAATTGTGACATAAAATAAAGTTTTATCGCTCAATAAAAAGGCTTTTATCGCTCATAACTTGCCAAAGTCGGTAGTAAAATGCATCCAAAAGTAGTAGTATTACTACCTTTAAACTTCATAAATTGTATGTGGGTAATAGCTAACGCAGTAAATTTTAACTACATCTATATTAGTTATTTCTTTATCATATTGTTTCATCGTATATGAATAAGAATAATAACCTTCATAATCATCAGGGTATTTTGTATCATATGGGGTAAATCCTAAGCATTCAGCTTGTCCTTTATCTACACCATAATACTCATCTAAGCCTTCTTTAATTGCCTCAAAAGATGAAGCAGATAAAATAGGCTTATACTCATTTATAGCTATGTATGTTACTTTTACTCTTGTTGCCATAGGTTTTGTATTTTAATAAGTTGCACTTTAGAGCAACTTTTGGAAGTAAAGTTTGTCGCTACCCCCGTAAGAATATTCTGGTAAGTAAAGCTTGAACCGACAATCTATAAGGTTATTAGCTGAAGGGAAGTTGTCTAAGGTTGTGTATGTAATAGCTATATGGCAAAAAGTAGAAGCTGCCTTTAGCCTTGTTTTAATCATTCGCCTTTGTATGCCCTGCCCTCTATAATCTTTATGTACCCACGCTCTATTAAATATGCAAATGCCCTTAGAATAAATTGAGCCGCAATAAGCTACAATACGGCTCATATCGTCAAGCATAACCCACCATTCACGATTGAACTGGAACTCGTCAGCGCAACCCTTAAAGTTTGGGTTGGTGTAATCTAATTCCCTGAGTTGCTCGTAGGTATCTCGGTCTAATATATTGCCGAAGCTAAATATCTTCTTGAGGCGCATTGTGTATCTGTTCAAGTTTGGTTAAATATAAAATAGCATCTTGCAGCTCTTCCTTTAGATGCGTTATCCATTGACCGGTGTTTAGATCACTTCTGTCCATTGTAGTTCCGTATTTTGATTTCCCTACAAGTTCACGCCTACGCATATCTTCTATAACTGCTGCTAATATTTTACTATCCATTTATTTGTCGGTTTTGCTATGTATCTTAAAACAAGTTTTGCACTTGTATTGTATTTTCTTTACACCAGTTGCGGTTGTTCTACGAAGTGAAATAATTAAGTCATCGCTTCCGCATTCAGGGCAAGAGCCTCTGTCTTGTCCGAATATAACTCCGTAATGTGTTTTAGGTTCGATGTGGTTTTTAAGGGCGTTGAATACCTGCTCTAATAAAACAACATCTTTTTGGCAGTACTTAATCATTTTAGCCATAGCTACTTTGTCCTTATGCAGAACAATGTCCTTCCATAAACTATATTCTGTTTTGATCTTAGTGCCAATTCCTAAGTAATCAGCTATGTAATTAAGCTTGTTGCTATTAAATCTAAACTTAGACCTCGCTACCTTTAGCGTGTCGATTGTAACGTACTTAGGAAACATCTCTATGCCGTGAAACAAGCAGCGTGTTCTTATCCAGGCTAAGTCAAACTTGTCGCCATTATGTCCTATAAGTTCCGAAGCAGTATTGGCTACCTCTACAAAACTTTGTAGCATCTTTTTATCGTTCTGTTTGCTATCCCATTGTAAAAAGTAAACTTCTTTCTCATCTTCCCACTTGTAGCAGATGCAAATTATAGCACGTTCTTTAATGATGCTTTCGGTAGAGATGTTTAATTTAAATCCAGAAGTCCAAAAAAAACCGATGTTGGGACTTACCTCGATATCGAAGTATAAACGTTTGCGTTTTGATTTTAGCATTGTTTATTTTTGGCTGAATTTATCTATTGTAGTAGTACCCATTGCAGCTATGCAAATAACCATTACGGCATCTACAAGTTTATCCGAAGGGGCAATCTCTTGATGCGTGAAGCTATTAGCTAATAAGGTAACACAGATAAATAAAGCCGATAGTAAAGCAATAACTCGCTTTGTAGACACGCTACCTCTTTCGTCTGATAATAAATTGGCTAACCATTTCATATTTTATATTTAAGGTGTGAAGTATAATTTTGACTCAGATGCTCTACGCTTTGTAAGACCTGCAAGAACTTTGCCACCTGCTTTATCCCACTTAGCAAACTCTAAAGCTATTGAAGGGTCATTAGGGTTAGCGTTTACCTTCTTTAGTAAAGTAGAACTCTTTAGGTTTCCGATACCTGCGTTATAGGCAAAGCTTGTAATTGCAGCAAACTGATTAGGAGTAACTACGCTTTTGATTAAAGGCTTAACCTTATCAGCGAAGTCCTTAGCTATGATTTCAAACAATTCATTTGCTCGTTCTTGGCTAATCTTATCTCCTGGCTTTACAGGTCTGCCGTCTTCAAAAAAAGTGTTACCATAGCCAATAGTATCTTTTGCAGCACTGCACTTGTAAGCTACTAATTTGCAGCCCTCGAATAATTTAATAAGGTCTTTGCCTTTGTCGTTTAATTGCATTTTATTTAAGTTTTATTTTTGACCTTCTTGTGTTGCGTATTTAATACCCATAATAGTTCCTACAATAGAAAAAGCATTTGTCAGTAATACGCTAAACATATTACTCCAAGTAGAACCAATTATTTGTGTATCTTTTCCCGTTATCATTGCCAACCAATATAAAATAGTTGTTACAACCCCAACTCCAATAATAACAGATAACGCAACTTTAACAATAGTTTTTATAAGTTCGCTTTGGCTTTTCTTAATTAAGACATCTAAATCATTTAAAGCAGCGTTCTTTTCTATTTCTATTGCGTTTTTTAGTTGCTGCGATTTGTCTAACTCAATTTGCAAATCTTTTGATAAAGCATCTATTTTGTTTTTGCTATTGACTGTTTCTGTAATATCAGTAGCAATCTTCATTATCTTGGTAATGCTATTGCTTTCGTCTATGATAGGGTTATATGTTGCTTGTAAGTAAATAGGACTCCCGTCCATTTTCCTTCTCTCAAACTCGCCTTCGAAAAATTTGCCGCTTCTTAATGTTTCCCAAAACTTCTTATATTCTTCTGATTTCGAATAATGATAATCAATAAAAATACTATGATGCTTTCCTATTAGCTGCTTATGGTCTTCGTCTTGATACCCCATTGCCGATAAGAAAATAGAGTTCATACCTAATATGTAGCCTTCAAGGTCAAAATAAATAATAGCATTGCTTTTGTTGATAGCTTCAAGCCTACTTAATAACTCTTCTTTAGATAGGTTTTTCATTATGTTTAAGTTTACAAATAACCTATTCTAAGTGTTATTTCCTTTTCCAAAAGAATAAGATTAGCGTTATTATCAATATAAGCCCAATTAGAGCCTTATAAAATTCGCTAAAGGACTTATCCTTAGTTTTAGTTATCTTCGAAATTTGGGTACTTTCTGTGCGATTGAGAGCCATTGAGTCAGTCTTGGTCTGCTTACTATCTGTCTGCTTCTCTTTTGTGCCTCTTGTGTAGGTTTCTGTGTACTTAGGAACTGTAATCATACTATCCTTAGTAACCCACAAAGTATCGTAGTAAGTAATGGTCTTGGTAAAATACTCTTCCTTTTCTACTATTTTAGTTACGCTATCTAAAACGATAATGCGCACCGAGTCAAAGGTCTTCACAACTGTGCTATCTAAACGCTCCGATGCCTTCTTTACAGAAGCACACGAAGTAAGTAATAAGGCTAAAAGAATTAATCTCATTTAAGTTTCTTAGTCATTTTGTAGTAATAGCGGATAGCCATACCGCCAGAAACAATAGCCACCAAACTTGCAATCAATGTGAATAGTGGTTGAATACTCGTAATGCTTAATGTAGCACTTACTATGGATACGATTGTTGATTGGTCTGCTTGGTTGTTATTTGCCATTATAGTTCTTCTTCTTCTTGTTTGTTAAATTCTATGCCAGTAGTCCAATCTTCTAAGAATGTGAAATTCTCTAAGCCTTGTGGATTGACTACGTTAATTATTTGAAAATCAAATTCTTTATCATTTAGCGCATCAATATCTTTAGTTAGCTTCTTGATGCCTTCTTTGTTAAACTTGTAATCGCCTTTCTCGTTAAGGATTAAAATACCTTTTTCGTCTACTGAAGCGTTATCTAAGCGAAGTTCCTCAAGTTGTGAGTTGTAATCTTCGTGGTACTTTTTAACCTTCTCATAAACTTTTACAAGCTTCTTAGCTACTTTTGTTTCTTGGTTTTCAATTACTGCATTAATGTTCTGCACTAATTGTTTGAGTTGTTTGTACTTCATAGTTTGTTTTTGTTTGTAAAGATAATTGTGGATTGCTAAACGGCAAAGGTAAATTTACGATTGGTGGGTTTTTAAGGTTCTCAATCTGAGTAGCTAAGTTTAAGTCCATAGCTTCTACGTTGTTACCTGCAACTAACCACTCGCATACTTGCTCGTAAGTTAAATCTTCGTAAGCAGTAAAGTCGGTTTCCGAAGGAGTAGCACAAGCCATTGCTCCGTAAACTTCTGCGGTGTATTCTCCGTCTTTTCCTTCGTATCTCCAATGTACTGTTTTTACTACATCGGTTAAACCATCTTCGCTTGGTGCGGTGTCCATTTGGCTAATAAGCCATTTTGTTTCTAATGCCATTTTTATTTTATTTTAAGGTGTTCCTTGTAATGCAGGGATTGAATAAATTTGTCCATTAATTTCTATGTAAATAACTCCTGTGGCAGTTCCAGTTCCACCTGCTGCATAGCTTCCAAGTTTCCAAGGTTGTGCGCTACCAGAACTTGGTGCGGTTGTTTGTATTGCACCTGCCTTGCTTACGCTAAACTGAGAAACGCTACCTACTTTTAAGTTTAATAATTTAGAAGATGAACCACTTGCCGTGTTAGTTACGTTTAGAAATATACCATCAGGGTTGCCTGTTGTGTTCCAAGTTGTATCAAGGTATAATGCACTTGCATTAGATGAAGATGAAACTACTTGACCTGAACCATCAAAGTAAGAAAAGCTACTTGAAGGCAATACTGTATTATATTGACCTGTGATTGCAACACTTCCTGCTACTTGTAGTTTTCCTAAAAAGCCCTCTGTTGTTGTTCCAATTAATACTGCTCCCCCACTTGTTATGCGCATACGTTCGGAATTATTAACTCCAAAAACTAAATAATCTCCATTATGAGCATAACTTAAATATCCATTATCTGCACCCGTATCTCCAAAATATAATTCACTAAACCCAGTAGTTGTAGTTGATTTTAAAGTCATTTGTGGATTAACCGCTGAAACTTCTAATAATCTTGTTGGAGCAGTAGTACCTATACCTATGTTAGCATTCCCTGCAACCCATAAATTCCCATTAACCATTAATGGTTGGAAATTAGTTCCGTCATACGCTTGAATATAGTTATATGCTGAACCGCTTGTGTAACCAATAGTTACTTGTCTTGAATTGGTAGTATTGGTCATAATAAATCCTACCCCACTTGCACCACCACTTGCCGTTACACTACTTGAGAAT